TATCTAGTATATCCTTACTAGCTTCTAGTTGAACATACTCTGATTTAGCAGAACTAGCAAGGTCTAGTACCTTCTTACTGGCTATCGTAGCATTCAATCCTATACTCTCTCTAATCCTTTGTTGCATATACTCTTGTATATGTGGCAACTTCAAAGTCTTACTGGCTGTCACTCTACCAGACTCACCATCTGAATAACCTGCTATCTTACTAGCTTTAGTTACACTACAACCAGTTGCTACAATCGTATCAATTAGTAGCTTCTGTTTCTTTGTTAGCTTACGTTCAGTTAGCATAAACACCCCCTTACCCCCTCTTTTATGAACACCCTGAAAACACTTGTCAAGGGTATTTTATTCCCCTTTATTATCAATAGGTTACACACCGAGTGCCATGCCGATTCG